ACATAGCAGGTGTAAATTCTGTTAGTGTTTCTTCATTCACTTCTTCATCCATCATACTTAAAACTGATTTAACTACTTTAAGAGATAAGTTTAATTCTTTTGCAATTTGTTCTGGTGTACTACCTTCATCACTCATGATAAAGATATCATCCATTTTACTTTCGTCTAATTCTTTTTCTTCAGACATAACACCTTCACTTGCTATTTTTGAGATATGATTAATTTTTGCATTAGCTAAAGCTGCTTTTGTAGGTGCATCTAAATTTTTAATGTGGGATAAAAGTCCTGATGTTACCGCTGAAGCAGGTTTGTTTTTCCAATCCTGTTTCATTCTTTCTAATTGTGCGTCTGATAAACTACCTCTTAAATCATTAATCTCACCAAATAGTTCTTCATAAAATTCTTCTTTTACACAATTAGGAACTTGACGACCACCTTTACTTTTCATACCGTCTTGTCTATATCCAATCCAACAAGCCTCATCTACTTGTGCTAATTCTTTAAATGTTTTAGGCATTATATTAATCTCCCAATATATTTTCTAGATATATCATTTCTTGTTTTTAAATCAGCCATAGATATATGACCTGCTTTTTGATGTCTTATATCAATATCGACAATCTTTTTATAATCTGCTGCTGTACCAAACTTTTTAACTAACAGTAAAGCATTATCACTATGTTGGTTTTCTTTTTCATTTTCTTTATACTTTGCCATATCAAATTTGTCAGCGTCTTGTTTTGATATTCTCATGGACGGAGATCCTGCTGCCGCTTCTCCTAGTGATTCTGCTTTCACAGTTGCACCATAAAAATTATTCATATCTGCAGCATACTTGTTAAGGTCTGCACCATTACCATCAACTTTTATCTCTAGACCTTGTCCTTGTAATTTAAAACCTTTTTTTGCTAAATCAACATATGCTTTTGCAAAACTATCCATATCTTTAAAAGTAACAGTCATCTTTTTAAATTCTGTAATTGTTTCTTCTTTAAAAGAACTTGGAAGTTCTTTAATTCTAACATAAAATTTATTATTGAAAGGTGATTGATAGGCATCTGCCTTTGCACCTTTGTGTTGTTTCATTAAAGAACTAGCCGCATTGTCAGCTTGTGTTCTGTTAGTGTAAATTTTGTCTAGTACTTTAGTACCATTTTTAAGTTTGATAGTCTGCATTGCATCTGAATCAAAAACTGCTTCTTCTAGTGATTCGTTTGCTCTCTTTAATGCGTTTGCGACATCAGGATGATCTGATAATCCTTTTGCGATCTTATCAATAGCACTTACTGCACCTGAATAGTTACCTTGTTTATATCTAGGATCGTTTAAGATACCATATGCCATTTTGATTTGTTGAGTTGAAAAGCCCTTATCTTCTTTGATAGGATCTCTATATGATCTTGCTTCCTCTAAAGCTTGTCTCATTGTTTTGATTGTTTTATACATTATAGTTGTTCCTTCATTCTTTCGACTGCTTTGTCTAGTTCGACTTTCCAGTTCTCTTTGAATCTTTTCTTATATTTATCTATTGTTCCACCTTCATTTTTAAAATTTTCTATATCTTTAGTAGTTATTATACTACTATGTTTTCTAAAATTCTGTATTGGTTGACCTGGTGTCATTTTCATAGTGTGTTGAGTGTATTCATCTGTACCTATTTCGTACTGTTTATCAATAGATTCATCAACTTCCATCTCTTTTTCTAGTCTGTCTAGTAAATTTTCTTTATTCATATCTTTTACATTTTCTTTCATTTGTATGTCATACAACCATGCCTTCTTAATAAGTCCATTAGTTTCATACGAAACATAATTTGAACCTCTTCTGACTATCATACCTGCTGTACCATCCATGTGTTCAATAATATCACCAATATTAAATATTCTCTCTTGATGATATTCTTCTCTTAAATCATTGTTAATAAAATTAGTAAAACTTTCTATTGATTCGTTAATGCCCATTCCTTTTTTAACGGCAGTAAATAATGCTTTACTATCTGTACTTGATAAATTAGGAACCCCTAACTTAAAGTTTCTATAATCATCTTTCTTTGCCATTTCTCTCATCTTAGATGCTGATATTCCTGTGACACCCTCAGCGTCTGGATCTCTTTCACCAGATGAAACGACTGTAATTTTTTTGTATTCATAATCTTTGCCATTATACTTGTCGGCAAGTCCTTGAAACTCACTTATTCTATCACTACCAGCAATCATAATAACTTCACCATACATCTTATTAAAGAATTTTAATATCTCCATAAATGTTCTTTGTGTTCCACCAGCAGCCTTTATGTTATTATCTGGGAACATCTTTTTCATAAACTTAACTTTTGTATTCACATCTAATGGGTTCTTTCTTTTATCGGTTGAGGCACTAGCGTAAACAATATGTTTAGCATTGTTTTTTCTAGCTTGTGTAATCACTTCTTTCATTAGTTTAGCATGGCCAATAGTAGGAGGGTTGAACCTACCAAAAGCGAATATCAGTTTATTTGCCTTATCTAATGCCTCTCCGAACACCCTCGCTTTGCTTTGGGTGGAATCTTCTTTTCGTAATGAATCTATTTCTGCGTCTGTCACTTTACCATCATCTAAAATCATTTTACATTTTTTTAAAAATTTAAGATAGTGATACTTCTCTAACATTTTATAAACTACATTTTTAGGTAATCTATTTTTGATACTAAAAGTTTTAATCTGATCTGGTGTCATATCTGTATCAAATGCACTTCGTCTTTCAACATCAATAGTATCACCTATGTCTATTAAATCTTTTAAATCAGTTTCTATTTCATTTAATTTATTCTTAATTCTTTTTTCTAAATCTTTAATTTCACCAGGTTTTAATTCTGATAATTCATCATAATCAATTATATCTCTTTTCAATTCACCCTTTAGTATATCTATCTCATCAACTTTTTTCTGAAAGTCTTTGATATATAAGTTGACATTAAATTCAAATTCATCTGGTCGTTTAACAAACTTATTACCTCTAATATCAAATACAGCATCTGCTTTTTTGTTTTGGTCATCATAAGTTTCTTCATCTGTAATAAAATAGTAATTAACTGGATGTTGTGAGCCTGGTATTAGTTTACCTTGAATACTATCAGGGTTTTTAGCAGATAGATATTGTTTTGATAGTCTTAATCTCTCTTCTTCTCTTTTTTCTTCTGGCACATCAAACAAAACATTGATATCTAGATCAGCGTCATTACGATATCTTTTTGTAAGTATAGAACCTATCAAAGTAATTTTAAGTACAGGATATTCTTTTTCAAATTCTGCAACTTGTTTTTCAATCATCTCCATAACAGACTTTTTAATCTTTGGATTATTTGTATCTATATCATCAAATACTAAAGGTGCATATGTACTTCTTGGTATATCAATGATTGATTCTTTAAAATTTCTAAAAGTTTTCATCTTATCCTTTTACCCAATCTTTTGCCATGTTAAAGTTAGCACGACTAAACTCTAATCTATCAACAAGTTTAACTGCACCCGAACCTTTGATTGCCACATACCCTTCAGGATTTGTAACTTTGTATCCATTTTTTGTTCTCAAAAATGAACCGATACTTTGTATTTGATTTAATTTTTTTAACAATACAGCCTTTGCTGATTGAAATGTTATGTATGTTGCGATTGCAAAGTAAAGACCTTCTTTATTTGGTCTTAGTATTTTTAAACCTACATTTAGTATTTCTTCATACTTTTGTTTTGCAGCTGATGTTTTTTTGCTATCTATTTCTTTTTTAATTTTATCTCTAAAATACACTTCAAAATTATTTGCTAACTTTGATGTATTTGTAATTGCTGTTCCTTGTCTTATATAAGTATTGAAAAATGTTTTTAATTGAATGCCAAGAGATAATGGTCCCTTATCATTCTTAAGCATATCAATAAATGCACCTGCTTTATAAGCAGAACCTTCTGCCATTTTAATGATGTTATCAAATGCAGTTTCTTCAGTATCATCAAACGCAACACCAGTCTGTTTATAGTTTGCGTCATCAAAGAATACATTTTTGTTTTTCTTTAATGAACTAACACTTGCACCAAAGGATGCTTTTAAACTTGCAATTGTATTACCTGAATATGATGTGTGAAATATAATACCAACTTTTGCATTGTTAATCTCTTTATAGATATTTGCACCAAAGCCAAGAAAACCTGAACTAACAACAGGTACTGCATATGTTATTGTATTAGGAGTAAAGACTATTGACTTAGCACCATCTATTGTAGCAGTCTTTTTATCACCACTTGTAAAGAGTAAATCACCTTGTATTACACCTTTGATACCTAGTGAAGGTAAATACTTTAGACACTCTTTGAGTTTGTCTGCTAATGCACCACCATGGTTTCTAGATATGTCTGAATTAGTGTAATTGATTTTAGGAGTTTTGTTGAAAAGAGATTTAGTGGCTACAAAGAACTTACCATTCTCTGGACTGATACCACAGAATACAGCAGGTGCACCATCCCATTTGACGGATACGGTAGACCCCTTTTGTCCTTGTAACATCTTTTTGATAGACTTTAGAAATTCAATTGCGGTCTTAGCACCTTTAGTTCCATTATTAATTATCTCGTCTTCCAGATGCTCAAGATGTGTATTCTTATCTTCTACAAGATAATCTTGAAATTTCTGCATTTAACACTCTTTCCATTAGTATATTATATACTTATTATTTATAATAGTCAAGCAGTATGCTATTACTCTACTTTAATAAAGTAAGTAGAAATATCAGTATTTGAAGCTGCATATCTGACTAACTCTGTGGCAAACGCACTTGCCTTTACCTTTGATGAACTTTCGATTAAATCAATCATTCTCATACTCATTAATTTTTGCCATGCAAAATAAGTACCTGTTTCTTTTCTCATTTTTTCAAAAGTAGCAAAACTAGAAATTAAAGGAAAGGTTTTATATTGTACTTTAGATTGTTTTGCCCAATATTTTACATACAAACTATATAATAATTTATAGTCTGTGGATTTTAATTGACTAGTTAGAACTTCTTGAAAACCATTTCTAGGACCCAATGTTCCTATACCAGATTGACGCAAATAGTAATCTATATTACCACCACCTATTTTACCACCTAATGCACCTGAACCTATGATGTTTCCTTGCCAACTTTTTGATGTATTAAATGCTCTAAACTGCACAGATTTACCACCAACATATATGTAAACATCATTTGAACTAAAAAAATTACCTGTCTTACCATAAGAAAATCCATCATACTTAACTTCACCTTTTTTGTAATTTGTCCTAGTTTTAGTATTGTATTCGTTTAAGATTGCCTTTTTAGAATCGCCTGGTTTCTTTAGTGATACAGCCAACAACTCTGTTTTAGGATCACGACCATTTTGTCCTGAGAAATCTAATACACATTGTTTCAATTCTGTAAAGTTTCTACAATTTTTTAACGGTTGTGAATTAGGATCAAAACTTGATAGCCAAATATCACCTGGATTCCATTTATCGTTATTGAAAGAACCTGGTGCTAAGTTATCTTCTTTAACATCCAATTTTTTTGCTGACTTAAATGCCTCATAAAGATTATTCATAAAATCAGAACCTCTATGACAATAAACATTACCGTTAAACTTACTACCAAATTTATCATAGACTGCATTTGCTGTATTGATATAGACATTTTCTTCATGCCAATCTTCTGGTCCTTTAGTTAAAAATTCTTCTAATGAAGATGTTGCTTTAACATAATTGGCTGCTGATTTAAGATTTGTTTTACTATCATCACCCTTGACTAATTTGCCTTTAATAACATTAAACGCTAAAGAGCAATAATATGCACATCCCGATTCTGTTGGACCTGTATTTTTAGCTTGGTCTGCTCTTGCCCCACCCATACCACCAAAGTCACCATCTTTTAAAAAAGAAGTTATCTTTTCTTCGGCTTGTTTTTTACCACCAGGCGTTAAACTATAGGAAAGCGTAACACCATTTTCTTTATTTAAGACTTTACCATAGACTTTTACACCATCTGGTCCTGTACCTTTGATAAAGGGTCTATTTTCTTCTATCTTAATTTGAGCAATTTTATCAAACTGTTTACCTTTATAAGGTCCACCACTTGAAGATTTACCATCTTTCTTAAAATTTGCTGGTGCTAATTGTGTCATACTGTTATTTATATACTAACAGCACCGTTTTGTCAAGCAGAATCTGGCGGGATCGAAGGGACTCGAACCCTCGGCCTCCTGCGTGACAGGCAGGCGTTCTAACCAACTGAACTACGACCCCCTAAAGTAAGTAAAAAACTCTTATTCTTTTACTTCTTCAAATTCAATATCAGTAATATTATCTGTAACATTCTTTATCATTGTAGGTTTTGACGTTTCTACATTTTGCAAACCTAAAGTTGTACCTTTAAATACTAATGACACTCTAAACTTATCACTTTCAACTGCCCTTGCAACATGAGGTATTCTAGCATCAAATACTACAACACGACCAGGTTTAGGCCAAAATGATTTCTGAACATCCATATAATGTTCATAAGGATTACCAAAACTATAAGGACTATTAATTGCCAGTGCCTTCTGTTCATCAGTTATATTTGGTGTCCAAAGTTCTAGTGTGCCACCATCTTCTGGTGTCATATCAGGCGTTAGATATACAATTACAGTATATTGATTGCCAGTCCATCCATCGAGATGAATACCACCAGATTGATTTGGTCCATGACCATTAAGATAATGTCTAATTAATTTAAGACCAGGATTAATATTATCCCAAATCTCTTTAACCCAATCTTGTTCAATCTCATAATCAACTCTTTCAGTATCACTACCACCTAAAGTTATATGTTTATATCCAGCAGACTTGCCTTCTTTTTTCATTTCTGGTGTTGAATACCATCCGTCTTGCCAATCCATTGCCATTGCAGCATCATAATATTTTTTGATTTGATCGGGAGTAAAGTCACCATCATTAGATTGAAAGGCTCTAGACCAATCAGCTCCAGAAAGAATACTAGGATCAAATGCATATTCTTTTTTAGTAGCCGGATTTGTTATAACAAATTTGTCTTCCTTATTTTTTAATCTACTTATATCAACATCTTCACTCATGTTCTTTATCCTTTTCCTCTTCTTCCTCAAATAGTATCATAGTAATCAAACTATAAATTGCCATGTCCATTAAAGTATCTTTGATACCCTCTTCTTTAAATTTGAACTCGCCCTTTTTGATGAAGTTACTTATGCGAGCATATTTATCCCCCATACGAATAACTGATCCTTGCCAGGCAGGTACACCTGATAATTCAGATAATCTAAAGTTAGCAAATATGTCCTCATTAGCACCATAGTCGTGGCGCTTCTTATCATGCAACTCTTTTATTACATCTAAGATTTCATAAAAGCGTTGACTTTGTTTATTAATCATTTCATTCATTATATTTTTCCATATGTTAAAAAATTAACAACACCCCCATTAGGTTCCCACTGCTTGTATTTGTTTTGTAGGTCGCAAACTTTTTGAGCATCATCTTCAAACTCGGTTTGACAAAGAATACTACCGGTTGGTCTTTCAATGACCAACCATCGTATCTTTTGCTTTCTCTTACTAAGTTTTATCTCATAAGATAATTTTTTTCTTTTTGCAACCCTTTTTTTCATTACTGAGCAGTTGGTGTTTCAGTTGTTGGTTCTGTTGGCGCTTCGTTAGCAGTTGTTTCTGCTTCTACTGGTAAGTTATCTGTTAGATACTTTCTATGATGATCTAAAATCAACTTACAATTTTCTACATCAGCAACTAAAGTATTAAGTCTACTTTGATAATTGTTTACTTGTACAATAGAATTTCTAACCTTAGCGTCTAGTTTAGTTTCATCATATGTCTTGTCATTAATCGTTATAGTCATTATTAGTCTCCTTTTGTAATATTAGTAGCAGACGTTTTACCTTTTTCTTCGGTTAGATCGTATGTTACAGTTTGTCCTTCGTCTATTGATTCAATACCTGCAGCTTGTAGTGCGGATACATGAATGAAAGCATCTTTGCTTCCATCTTCTGGTGTAATAAATCCGTAACCTTTTTTAGCATCGAACCATTTTATTTTTCCTGTTGTCATTTTAGTTTTTAGTCCTTTCGTTTGTTATATTTTAAAATCCGAGAATGTTCCCAGTTTTTTAAACTTAGTGTCATTTATAGTTGTAGATGGTTGCCCACTTTCAACTAAGTCCGTTTGTGCTGATTGCTCAACATCATAAAATCTCATCTTGGATCTATCAACACCAAGAATAAATTTTCTATTGACCGTAGGGTCATTATATCTATTCTTTAGTTGTTTCACCATGATTTGATTTTTTTCTTCTAGCTCTTCACTTGATATTAAAGCAAACATAAAGTCTGCTGTCGCAGGAAGGCCAAAACTTTCTGAGGTATCTTCTAACCCCACATCGCTACTTACAAAACCACCTCTTGTAGTTTGAGTAGCAGAAAATATAGGTATATTATTTTCAACTGCTAATCCCCGTAGTTCTTCTGCAATTGATTTAATGTATGTATAACTATTCACATTTGTACCTGCTTTAAATCTTGATGAGGAACATATATTTAGATAATCAATGAATACAATATCTGGTTTAAATGATTTCTTTAATGCTAACTCACTAATGAGATTTTTGAAATGTCCTGTATGAGCAGATGCCGTAGGGTATTCTTTAATGATTAAAGTACCTGTTGTTTTACTTTGTAATTTATTTATCTTTGTTTCATACATTTGATATGGCAATTCTTCTAAATCACTCATACCAACATTCAAAAGGTTTGCATCAATTCTTTCAGCAATTCTTTCTTCAGCCATTTCTAAAGTAATGTATAAAACATTTTTACCTTGTAATAAGATTGATGAGGCAAGATGCGTCATAAACATTGTTTTACCAACACCAGTACCTGCAAGACAAATATTTAAAGTCTTACTTGGTATTCCCCCTCTTGTAATCTTATTGAAAAAATCTAAATCTAATTCTAATCTTTCTTCTTTCTTTTTATAGAAATCAAATCGTTCTTTTGATTCTTGCAAATAATTATGCCCAACCTTTTGGTCAAAAGATACTGATAATGCTTCTGATAAAAGTTCTGGAAGATATTCCGCAGTATGTTCTTTATCTTTACCATCAAGTATTTGAATACCACCAAGTATTGCATTGTGTATGGCACGATCTTTACAAAAAGTTTCTGTTGTTTCTATAAGCCATTCTAAATTAATAGGTTCTGGATTTAATGTAGATAGAATATCTGTAATCTTTTTATATTCATCTTCATTGATTGTTCTATTACTATTAACTTCGATAGCCAAGGACTCTTTTGTTGGAAGATTATTATACTTATTGACAAACTTATAGATTTCTGTAAATAATATCTTTTCTAATCTATCTGAAAAGTATTCTTCTTTAATAAAAGGTAGAACTTTTCTACAATAAGTTTCATTATGGATTAAATTCCTAAGCGCTGTTCTTTCAATTCTTTCCATCAAGTTCCTTTTCTTTCATTTTTTCGTCTAGTAACACAACTAATACATCACCAATATGATCTATAAACTCTTGACTATCTGTATCAGCAGATATTTTGTTTTCAATAACTGTATAGTCAAACACCATTGGTAGTTGTCCATCAACTGCTTCTGATTCAGGTCTAAAGCCTACATTACCATATTTGTAAACGATACCTGCATAAGGACCACTAATCAATTTAAGACCAGTGAAGTCCTCTCCAGGTTTCTCTACAAACACATAGTCTTCCCTATGTTTAGGACTCGTTGTTTTGTGTGGTTGAGGTTTCTTCTGTGTCAATTACTTCTCCATATTTAAATTCTTTAGCACAAACAGCATCCAATTGTTCTAATATTTCTGGTGTGAAATACTTTTCAGGATTATTGTTTATTGTTTTACCAAAGGTCTTAGTACCATCTGGCAATTCAACTCTCGTAGATACTGATTTGAATATGTTATATTTTAATGCTAAATCTAAAAGTCCATAATATCTGTCTAGACCTCTATCATAAGTTAATCTGACATCTACTACTTTATTTTCTTTTGTTAATCTGGATTTGTAATTTTTACAATGAATAATATTACCAATAACTTCTGTTCCGTCTTTTTCTTTTCTCTTAGATAGATAGACAATAGAACTAGCCGCATATTTAAGACCAGAACCACCGCCCATTTCTTTAGTTGGGAACATACTACCGATAACATCATAGGTGTGATTTGTTATGATAAGAGGAACTTTCGCCTTACCTAACTTTAATGTTAATACTCTAAAGGCAGCCTTGACTATTTGAGCCCTTGTCATATCTTTAGTTTCTTTACCTGCCTGTGTATCTTCCATTTCTTTAGTAGTTGATAACATACCTAAGGAATCTAATACAAGCAATAATGGTTTTCTTTCAGAAGCACTTTGTTCAATATATTTTTCTAATACTGTTAGTGCTTGATGTCTAAATTCTTGAACAGTAGTAACTGGCATAATCACCATACGACTACTATCTATTTCTCTTTCTTCAATAATATCTTTTGTGATTGCTGATTCTGATTCAAAGAATATAACTCCGCCATCTGGATTTTGATCTAAGAAATGTTTACACATTCCTAACACAAAGAAAGTTTTACCTGTTGCACTTTCACCTGCGATAGCAGTTATCTTGTTTGAAGGTAAGCCTCTATGAATACCTCCACCAAGTAATGCATTGAATATATAAGAACCTGTATCAATAAAATCTGTTACATCACCTGACGCACCATCTGATACTAGACTAGCATATTCATTACCTGTTTCTTTTATTATATCTTTTAAAAAATCACTCATCT